AAAGCCGATACGACCGGGAACTCGTTGAAGCTATCGAATCAGCAACTAACAAATTTATTCTTGGAGGGGGAAGTACCGATGGAGATTACGCTAGATGAGCACAAGCCTGTAGACGCTGCGACTTTTGGGGAGGTCGAGTGGCGCACTGAGACGCCAGCGCATTTCATCACAGCAAGAGAAGATGGCACATGGTTCGCCTCTGCTGTGAACCGGGCCTCTGAAGCGTACCTCGATGATTTCCCCGTCTGCAAAGTGCCAAGCAAGATTGAGAGTCTCGACATTCGCGTGCGCAAGCAGGCGTTGGCGCGAGGTGTTGAAGACTTTAATCCACGCGAAGAGGTGCGACGCGGCAAAGACGTGGTCGAGGTTCGCATTGTCCCGCTGCCAGTGCAGCGCCTCAATCTTAAGCAAATTAGCCCCTGCATCATCGGCGTCCTCGCCCGCGTGGCTGGCCTGCACAACGGCGAGTTTGGCATCTTACTGCGTGTCAAAAGGCCCAACGCGTTTAAACACGAGGACATCTTCCTGCCCGCCTCGAAGCTCGTCAGCAAGGCAAAGCTCAAGGAGTCCCTTGGCGAATGGGGCATCAACATCCTGCCAAGTCGCTCGACCCGAGACACCCGCGAGACAGACTTTTTGTCTTGGTTCATCGACTCGCACAGCACCCGTCTAATATACAACCTTGGCCGCATTGGCCACGCTCTTGGGCCAAACGAAGAGCCGTGCTTCGCCTTGCCTCATGAAGTCATTGGCCTTGAGAAAACCGCCAGGGTTCTTCGGTCAGATAAAGAGGCTCTCTTGCCACCTGTGCAGAAGTCAGGCTCCCTGGCTGGCTGGCACGATGCGCTTGACCAGTTGCGGACAGAGGACGGCCAGGAGCGCCACCAGCTCAGCCTCTTCTTTGTCATGGCTGCCTTGGCTGCGCCACTGCTGCGGTATCTCTCCGTTGAGGCTGGAGGCTTTCACGCATACGGCGAAAGCTCCAAGGGCAAGACCCTGGCCGCTAGAGTCGGTGCATCCGCTTGGGGTCCTGTCTATCATGGCAAGGGTGCCGATGACCTCTATTACCAGAAGTGGTATTCGACGAAGAACGGCCTGGAGGGGCTGGCTACTCAGTTCAACGACATCCCGCTCATCCTGGATGAGAGCAAGGAAGCGGCAGACGAAGACGTTGCCGATGCCTGCTATGTCCTTGCGCATGGCGTTGGGAAGAGCACCATGACAAAGACGCGAGAGCTGCGACGCGCCAAGAAGTGGCAGACCCTGCTTCTGAGCACAGGCGAGCAGAGCATCGACGAGACGATTCGGCGCAGCAAACGCGACGAGATGGTTGGGCAGCGCGTGAGGATGATCGACATTCAATGCACCGCCAAGGGGATCACGCCTACCCTGCCTCAAAAAAGCCTGCGCGAGTTTGGTCGCCTAGTGCGTTTAAACCATGGTCACGCTGGCCCGCTCTTTGTTCGCCAGCTGCTGCAAGCACGCCCGGAGGACCTGAGCGCTCGGTACACCAACATTGCCGAGAGGAGAAGAAAGGGACTTATCGCAAACACGGAGAAGCGCGTTGCTGAGCGGTTTGCCATTGTCGAGCTGGCTGGTGTTCTCGCAAAGGAATGGGGCATCCTCCCGAGCTGGTTTACCCCCGAGCAAACAGTCGCCCGCCTTCACTCTCAGTTTTGTCGCGACCTAAGCGGAACCAACCTGAGTGAGATTGATATTGGCATGGCGCTCGTTCTGGATTACGTCGAGACTCGCCTTGGTCGAGAGATTATTGAGGTGCAAAAAGCGGCACCCACAACAGGCATGCCAGACCTGCAAGAGCAGCAAACACCAAAAGGTCCGCGTGTCGGCTGGCTTGTCTTGCTCGAAGGGCAACCGCCTTCTCTTTGGCTCCCTGTCCCTGGTCTCAAAAAGATACTCGACGGCCGTCCTCACCTGCCTTTTGTCAGAGCCATGAAGGATAAGAATATCTTACTGGTTTCACCATCAGCTAAGAACCTAACCAAGCGGCGACCGCAGTTTCGTACCGCAGAGAGCGGCAGCGATAAGAGCAAGTCAATCGATGCAGTCACGTCAGTCGGAAGCCAGAAAGTACAGTCCAGTGCACACTACGGATACGAGTTCGACCTGCAAAAAATGTCCCAATATGCAAACGGAGAAATGCTCGAGACTGGTGCAACAAATGCGGCATCATGATTGGTTTTATCCTATGTCTGACAACTACACCGTCTTTCTTCGCGGCGAGGCGGCACGACGTCGCATTATGTTTAAACTTAACGAGCTGCCGCGGGAGGAGGCGCACAAACTTTGGGTAAAGTACGCGCCGGAATCAATGCCTAGTCCTTTTTTAGACACGTAACCCAGGTAATCTGTCAGGGCCCTGTGTCATATTGAGACCTAACAAAGAGGAATGAATGCCACTAACTTCAACAAGTAAAAAGAATCAGCGCAAGATAACCGCCGGCCTGTACGGCGAGAGTGCTGCCGGTAAAACCTCCCTGGTAAAAACATGCGCATCGGAAGATGGCGATTTCAGCTCTGTCCTTTTGGCGGATGCGGATAATGGCACCCTGGCGCTGCGAGGTATCGATATCCCCGTGTGGAGCATTGAGACTGAAGCCGACGTTACGGACATGCTTGGCTACTTACAGAGTCCAGAGGGCGCTCATGTTCGTTGGGTCTGGTTTGACTCACTGACCGCTGCCGGTACGATGAAGCTGAACGCCGAGAAGGCCAAAGAGAGCAATCCGATGCGGGCCTACGGCAACACCCAAGACTGGTGTCTTAGCCTGATTGGCCAGCTCAACAAGCTACCGCAAAACATCGTGTACGTCTGTGAGTTGGATAAGGTCACAGATGAGCAGGGTCGCATCCTGTTTGGCCCATCTATGCCAGGGTCTAAGCTTGGCAACAAGCTGCCGTACTACGTCGACTTTATGTTTGCGCTTCAGGTCGTCTCCTCAGAAGACGGCCAGACAGTACGACGCATGCAATGCAACCCATGCGGTCGATGGACCGCTAAGGACCGCTCTGGCATGCTGCCGCAATATCTTGAACAAGACAGAATCCACTTCGGCAAAATGGCCCAAGCGATTCTTAAAAACTAACAGGACCTGACCATCATGATGACGACATTTAACCGACAGAGCTATGAACCACGTGCGCAGACTCAAGGCACAGAGTTTGCTGCTTTGCCAGAAGGTAGCTACCGCGCAACTGTAACTGGCGGCACTGTTGGCGTGCACGACGCTGGCGATACGTTTTGGGAATTAGAGTTTTCAATTCGAGACCATCCTGAGTATGCGGGTCGCAAGGTTTGGCGCAAGTATCGTTTTAATCAGACGGACACGAAACAGGCGCAATGGGACAAGAATCGGTTTGGCCAGGTTTACGAGGCTTTGAATTACCATCACGAAGTGACTCATCCAGAGCAGATGCGTTCTAGCCTGGTCGTTGAGATTGTGCTTGACCAATGGACCAACAACAAAGGGAAGATTGCCAACAGTGTGAAGTACGTCAACGCTGCAATGCCAAATCCTGCCGCCACCGCTGGCGCCGTCGCTGCAATTGCCAGCGAGTTTCCCGGCGCTACGGTCGAATGTTCCACCCCGGTAGCTCCTGCTCCAGATGCCCAGGAGATCCCGTGGTGACTTGGAGGGGCCTCATCTTCATCCTCTGTTCCGTGCCGAGGCCCCTCCCTTTCCTCCGATGAGTATCTTGATTGACAAGATTCGCGCAGCCGTAGAGGCAAGGGCAAAGCAGGAGAAGCGTCGGTATTACATCGGCGCTTCTTCTGTCGGCGCAGAGTGCGAACGTCAGTGTCTTTTCAACCACGTCCACGCCAGCGATGACAATCACTCAGCCGATACCTTGTTTCGGTTTGAAGATGGGCACAGAACCGAGGACCTTATTGCCGAACGCATACGATTGGTCGATGGGGTTGAGCTTTTCACGCACAAGCCTGATGGTTCCCAGTTCGGCTTCTCGGCTCTCAATGGGCATTTTCGTGGGCACATAGATGGCGTGATTAAGGGACATCCCGAGCTAGATGAGCCAGCGATTTGGGAATGCAAAGCCACCAGTGAAAAAAACTTCAGAGCGTTTAAACGACTCAAGGAAAAGCGTCGGCATGAAGATGTGCTGTTGAAGTGGAACGAAGTTTATTATGGTCAGGCTATGCTCTACTGCCATTTCTTTGACCTCGATTACCATTACCTCAGTGTAGCTACGCCTGGCGGTCGGGACCTAGATGACCTCATCACACCAGCCAACGGCGCGTATGCGACCAGCCTTATCGACAAGGCAAAGAGTATTCTTGAGAACCCAGAGCTACCGCCGCGCATCAGCGCAGATCCCAAGTTTTTCAAATGCGCGTGGTGTGCCCATCATCGCCTTTGCCATCGGGAAAGCGGCGACTCTGATCCAATTCAGTACGTCAATCAAAACTGTCGAACGTGCAAATTTGCCGAGCCTATCATGGATGGAGAAGATGGTGGCTGGCGATGCGCAACTCACAACGTGGAGCTGACCGAGGAAGGTCAATCCGAAGGGTGTGAGTTATGGGTCAACGCATGGCTAAATTGAAGAAGCCAAATGGACCAGAAAGGGTGATACTCGTGGCTGATTTGTGGACACCGCTGGGCTTTCTCCAGGCTCAAAAACCAAAGCGACGCAAAAAAAAGAGTTCAATACCAACAGAGGCCCAAGAGCAGACCCGCGTTGTCGGTGCGCTGCGCACTGAGGGGGTGCCCGTCTTTGCTGTGCCCAACAATCCCCGAGGCAAAATCCACGGCGCTCAACTAAAACGCCAAGGCCTATCTGCTGGTGTTCCTGATCTCATCCTGCCCAAGCCCTCGCCCAAGTATAAAGTACCTACAGCCATCGAGATGAAGCGGGTCAAGGGTGGTCGAGTATCCGACAATCAGAAAAAGTGGCACCGCATCCTTGGCCGCGATTGCAACTGGAAGGTCTACGTCTGCAACGGAGCAGAGGAGGCTTTTGAGATTTTGCGAATGCTTGGCTACCTACCCAAAACGAGTCCCAAGCCGAAGGGAGCAGGCGACAAAAAGTGACAGAAAGTGCGCAAGAGATGATAAGTTATGGAGCCCCCCTCTATATTCATTTCAACCTTTCGGCTTGGGGCGTTTAAACGATGGCACCGATGCGATGTTGCCTGGTGTGCGACCATATTTATAGAGGGTGTCTACAGTGCCCAGAGTGCGGCAACCTGACGGGCGAGCCGTTACTTGGTCGCGAGGCGGCGAAGCAGCAAGCTGACATCAAGGCTGCCAGCGTTATTGACTTCGGTGTTGGAGACATCACCAGCCACGAGATAGAGAACCGTTGGCCCAGCTGACTGGTAGGCTACGGCAGCGCTGTCTATTGTACACTGACCGCTGATTGAGCTGGCGGTGATTACTTCTTCATCGATGATGACACTCACCTGCGTGATTGTGTTGGCGTCGATGACCCCAAGCCGCACGTCAAAGGTTGGGTCGGAGCCCGAGCTGTGCTGATTATCTGTGCAGAGCCAGGTAGCGTTTACACACTCCCAGTCTGTCTGTGTCGATGGTGTCCCTGGTAGCGGATGTATATCGAGCACTGAGGCGCCGCTAATGGTTGCGTTTGTTGCGGTTAGGTTCACGATGACAAACTCATAGAAGCCATCAACATAGGCCTTAGTCGTCGCGTCAGTACCAGCCGTTGGGGTGGCGATGTTGCGCAGTCGCTGAGACTTTCCATCGAGCGGCCCTTGAATGGTGCCGAGAGAGCGCACGCCTTCGACTTCAATTACCGCACGCTCGTATAGCTCATCCCCTGGCTTAATCATGGTGAAGCCGACCCCAGCCAAAGTGACGGTCTGCCCAGCGAGCTGCTTTACGCCCTTGTAGGCCACGCACATCCACGTGCACGAAGCTCGGGTAAAGGCCTAGGCCAAGACTAATCGGCCGACCAAAGCTCTCTAGAGCCATATAGAGGCGACACATATTCAAAGGGTTTCGAAGCCCAGCATTCGAGTAGGTGACATCAGCAGCGAAGCCAATCCTGTCGGCGACCTTGCCCTTGAGCGGGTAGCCAAGGTGCAGGCTAGTAGAAACACCACCTACGGCCAGGTTGTGATTGTCGCAGCGCACGCCGCTGTTTATACGCAGCGGCACGCCAAGGTGCTCGCGAGCCTTATCGAGCACCTTGACAAGCTCCGGCTTTACTTTGTCCATTGAGCAACGCCCGCAATTGCAAGCAAACTCTGAAGGACGAAAGTATTTCCCTGGCCACCCCTTGCTCATTTTGGCTTTTTCTTTGGCTTCATCTTCTTAGGCTTTACCTTCTTGGGCATCTTGTTTTTGCCCATCGCCTGCTTCTTGCTCGCCTTCATAGAACCATAGTGTTTCATCTCGGTAATTCCTTGCTGTGTTGCTGAAGTAAATCTCTTCACAAGCCTCAAAGTCCGGTGGTCCCGAAACCTTGGTTAAGCTGTGATCTGTCCACAAAATGCGGTTATTCGGCATTGAGCAGTATTGCCCGCTGCCATCTTCGAGCTGCAAAATATTCTGGCTCTTGTGCTGTTCTGGCACAGACGCGCAGGTTGGCATCAGCGCGCCATCAGCATCAGCCTGGTCGACCGTACAGACGTAGGAGCCGTTTACCAGCTCGTTGTTGATCTTCACCTTCGCGTCCAGGTGGCGAAGGCCATCCTTCACAATCGTGGTAATGTGCCAGGCGTCGATATCCCATAGCGCAAGATCAGCTTGCTTGTGTCGACAATCACCATCGCGGTCGTGGACGAATGCCTCGATTGGGAGCTTGTCGTAGAGCGCGCCGTTCTCTAAGAGCGTCTCGAAAAGCAAAGCCCTATGCTTCTGCGCTTTTACGCTGATCCAATAGCCGCGCATGAACTCACCGTGGCCTTGCTTCTGATTGTACAAGAATTCCTTGCGAACCCAGACGGGCTCCAGCGGTAGATTGGCTACCAGAAAACTCATCGTTTTTTACCTTTGTGCAGCCCGTGGCGAGCGTGCTGTTTGCCAGCTTTCGTTGCTGCGCGTTTTTTTTTGTTTGCAGCTGCAAGCTTTTTCCGACCGGCCGGGGTGCTCTTCAGTCTTTTAATGGTGGCAGCTGGCGCGTACACCTCGCCGGTTTCCGACGACTTCTTACCGGACGGGGTTCGCCACTTTTGGCTGCCCCAGCGCTTAAGGCTTCTTTGTGATTTCTTCAACGCCATCAGCTTTTGTACCCGCCACCGGCAGCCTTGTACTGCTTGGCAAGCATTTGCGCTTTTCGTGCCGACCACTGACCAGGCTTTCCGCCTTTACCACCTGCTTTAATCTTGTTGAAAAGACGCTTGCGCATGGTTGGCTTCGTATAGTTGCCTGCCTCGTTCACCCGGCTCTTGGGTTTTTTTTTGACCGCCATCACTTTCTCCTGGATTTTGCGCCCACGCACTTCCAACGTTTGCGCGAAAGATTGTTAGGCGTGTTAGGGTCGTTCTGCTTCTTCTTGCTCAGGCGTTTTTTGATGCCAAGGCTGCGAGCGCAATAGCTGTCGGCTTTTGGTGTGCCGGGTCTCACCCGAGGTCCGCCGTCTTTGGCTTTGCCTGCCTGGCCAAATCCTACTTTTCTTGTTCTGCCGCTCTTGGTTTTAACAGTTTTGTATCTTGCTTTTTTTACCGCCATCAAAACCTCCAACGCAGGCCAGCAGTAGCCGACCAGTTTAAACGCTCGTCGAGTTGTAGCGCTCCCTGCGCGAACCCGGTGAGGTTGCCAGTAAGTTTCCCAGCCATCTCTGCAACGGCTTCGGCGCGAACTGCATCGCTGCCAGTGCCCCGAGCACGTAACCCGAGGTGGCCAACAAAATGGTCTTGTCCCAGAGCGAGCGCTGCTTTTTGCGCTTGTTCATTCAACTCTCCTCCAAGCTCGATGGCTTTCCCATCTTCGCCACCTCTTGCAGTCCCTGGCTTGAAACCAAGGCTTTTTTGACAGCTGCGCGGGATGCGGCGTAAGCGGTTGGCGAGACCATAGCGATAAGACCGCACAGGCCCTGCACCACTTGGTTGTCGGAAAAAACTGCGCCGACGGCGCCCATGATGAGCGCGGCACAGCAGAGTAAAAACTCGGACGACTTTACGCCTTTGGTTTGTCCTTGCAACATCTCAACCTCCTGGGTCGTGTTGGCTATTGCCCTTTTTTGTCAGAGCGTCTTTTACAGCTTCTTGGATGACTTGTTTCTCGCGCAACTCGTAGGTCAGTTTTAAATTTTCTACGACTTTGTCGGTCAGCTTTGCAATATCGTCTTTAAGCTCTGTGAGCTGCTGCTCAGCTAAAGCGATGCGCGTGTCAATTCGAGAGGTCGAGCCGTTGGTCGAGCGTTTCTCATGATACCGCTCGGCAATCCGCAATCCTAAAACTGCTGCCGCGACAATGCCGCCACCAACTGCGCTCTCGGGATCCATTTCAGCCCCTTTGGTCCGGGCCTGACAAAGTAGCAGACCACGCCGCTGCCTCGGCCTGGCTCATCAGGGTGTAGCCGAGATTCTGAAAGGCTTGAACGTCGCCGTCCTGAAAGCTCAGGTTCGAGCATTTAAAAATACGGTGTGTGTCGCTAGCTGCCCCCAGCCCGCATTTTCTTGTGCGGCTTGCTGTCGAGAACTTAGCCCGAACTGTTGTGACGTTGCCGTCCTCATCAGTCTCGGTCCAATCATAACGCCGCGTCGGCAACTCATTGCCTAAGTCCCCAAGCGGGACAAGCATGTAAGTCCAGCTCCATTGGCTCATCATAAACTCCTCAAAATGCGGGCATCCGCCTCGAATAGCTCATTCACTTGAGCGTCTGTAATCGCGGTACCCTTGTAAATTCTGACACCGCAAAAGCTCGCCCCGCTGGCATTATTGTACGGATTTGTATCATTATGACCTGCTCCGAATCGAAGACCGAACGGTGAATCCAGGTTGAACGCACCTATGTCCACCGTACTGTTATCATCGTTATCAAGACCAACAGTTCCGCCGAGAGTACGAGAATGAAACGAAACCAAAGCGGCAGCTTCCCGCCTGATGCAGATTTGAACCCACTCCCCCGCGACGTTGTGAGTTCCAGGCTGCAAGTTGTTCAAGTTGATCAAACCCGACGCCCCCTGGATCACACACCAGTAAGCATTGGTTTGGTAAGCGAGGAGATTTATGTAGCCCGTGCTGCCTGCGGAGTGCAGAAGGCGCGCGTTAGCTGCTCCGCCCCAATGTGCGTGACTAATCTTGTACCAAAAATGGATTGTGAAATTGTTAG